CGCTGACCTGATGGTGGCAAATCGGGATGCCTCTGCATCCGAGCGACTCCACCGGCACAAGGCGCTTGTCATGGACATTGCCTCTCAGATTGAGAGGCGTGCCGTGGATAGCAGCGATATTGCCGGGGCGTACCCGACAACCTACTATCCTGACCTGTACGTGCCGGACATCGCGTACACCGGGCCACTCGCGGCGTTCTTCGCCACGACTCCGATTACTGCGCCCAATCCGATTGTGGTTCCGTCCTTTGCGACGGTCACAGGGGATACAGCGGTGCAGTCAGCGGAGAATGACCCGGTTGCCAATGTCGATGTTGGCACCGCACCAAAGACGCTGACGCCTAAGACAATCGGTGGCGAGACGATTGTGTCGCGTCAGGCTGTCGATGGTGCCTCTCCGGGTACGGATGTCATCATCGGCAATGAACTGCGCGAACTGCTGATGCGGGATACCGAGCGTGAGATTGCGCTTGTGCTGGAGGCGCTTACTGCATCTGGCGTTATCGCTGACACGGCGGGTACGACTCCCGCGAGTGCAGGGCGCGACTTGCACAAGGGCATCGCAGCCAAGTTGGGGGAGTTTTACGCTGGTGCCAACGCTGGTGGCGCTGGGGCACGGATGCTCCCTGCTGAGGGTGTGTTTGTCAATAGTAAGGATTGGGGTAATCTGACTGCCGGTGAGGATACGTCTGGTCGCCCGCTGCTTGCCTACATCAATCCGCAGAATGCGCTGGGTCAGTTGACCGCAGCAGGTTTTCAGCGTGGTCAGATTGGTGGCGTCCCGGTGGAACCGGCATGGGCCATCCTCTCTGCCATCACTGAAATCATTGCTCGACGCAACGATGCGCGGCAGTGGAAGTCGGCAGTGCTGGACGTTCGCCTGATGGAGCGTGAGGGGCCACAGTCCGTCGTGTTTGCTATCTGGCAGTATTTCGGGTTTGCCGTCCTTGAGCCGAAGGGCGTTCGGCGCTACACCTACACCAACGTCTAGATTGTAAGTCACTTACAGAAAGGGACACTGACATGACCAAGCCTGAGGATACAGGAAAGCCTGAGTCTCCCGGTAAGTCTGAGGATGCGCCGGGTCACAACAAGGACAAGGATGTGACAACGCTCCCCTCCGAGCCTGAGGTTGAGCCGCTGACTGCACCTACGTCTAATGACGTGGGAGAGCAGACCAAGACTCACGCCGACATGGATGAGGGCGACGAGGGCTAGGCATGTACAGCCTGACTGGTGACCTAATCCTGTCTTTCGTTGGGATCGAAAATCCTAAGCCAGAGGAACAGGATTGGGCTGACAAGGTTGCTGCTGCGTTGATGTCGGGGCTGACATACCGACTCAATGGAGCAGTGATTGAGGATGGGTCAGGCGCGGAGGATGAACTAAACGTTGCCTTGCTAATCGGTGGGGCAGAGGGGTACAAGAGGCGCGAGGCAACGTTTGGTTTGACGGGGTACTCCGATTTGGAGGGCAACGCCATCCGGGTAGCGCGAGACTATCTGGATGGCGTGCGCCCATTGATTGACAGATACGGAAATGGTCCGGGCATCGGGTGAGCCTGACGGACTCTAGAGGCGAGTTGCTTGCTGCGCTGGAAGCAGCAGACATTCGCGCGTACTACGGAATGGGCGTATTTGCTGCGCCTTGTGCCCGTATCTATCCTGCGGAACCGTGGGTTGAGATGTCGGGTAAACTCAATGGGAAGCGTTCGCAGACTTGGGAGGTTTGGGCTGTCGCAGGGCGCACTGACTCTATGGCGACCTTTGACGAGTTGGAAGCAATGGTGGTTGCCATTGATGCAGCAGTCGAGGGGTTGCAGGGTTGGACATCGCTCACATGGCGAAGGCCAGCCGTTACCGACATGGGCGGGACTAAGTATTTCGCCTGTCGAGGTACTATCGAGACGATAGCGGAGGTTCACTAGTCATGGCGACAATCCTGTTTATGAAAACCGCCAAGTTTTCACTCACTGTGCCAGATGGCACAGGTACCCCGATTGAGTTTCAGGGGGATGCCGCAGACGTTCACGTCGAAGTGACGGCAGGTGATACTGTCGATTACCCGACACTTGACGGTAACGTCGCGTCGAATGCCGAGCCTGAGACGTATGCTTTGGTCATGCGGGCAGGACAGGATTACAGCAGCACTGGACTTGCTCGCTTCCTGTGGGATAACAAGGGAGCGGTGGCGGATGTCGAACTGAATGCTCATGGCATGACAGCCACGCCGGGTGCTGAGACTCCCGCTGTGACCGGGCAGGTTACGCTAATCCCCGTCACCTATGGTGGGGAGGTTGGCACGTTTGCTGAGTTTGAGGTTACCCTTCCATTTGTCGCAACGCCTGTTCTCGCCATCGCTTGATGTAAGCCACTTACAATGCCGTCAATCGAGTTTGAGGTAACGGGGATACCTGAGACTGTCGCAGCCTTTGATAAGTTGGACAGGCTCGATTACAGCAAGGCTGCGAATGCTGCTGGTAGAGCGGTTCTGCCAGCAGTGAGGGAACGGACGAGGCACGACACAGGGGCCATGCAGGGAGCATGGAACGTCGAGGGGGAAGCATTCATCAACAACGAGGTTTACTCTAGTTACCAAGAGTTTGGGACTAGATACGTTCCGGCAACACTGGCTGTATTCACTGCATGGGAGTCAGAGCAACAGGCAGTCATACGGGAGTTTGAGGAACACATAGAAGATGCGGCAAGCCAAATCGGATTTGATACTTGATAAACTGGATGTCCCGCGTAAACTGACGCTGGATATCAGCGCAATCACTCCGGGTAATCTGACGCTGCTAGAGGCGTTGGATATCGCGGAGTCATCTGGTGTAGACGTGGACGAGATGGCTGATGTCATCCGTGGGCCGCAGACGCACGCTCAGGGCATGTTGGTCTACGCGATGGCATGGGTTCTCGCAAGGCGTCTGGAACCAGAGTTGACGTTTGCTGAGGTTCGCACCTACCAAGTGGAGTTGGTTGGTCAGGCAGCGACAGCAGCGCAGATAGAAGCGGAGCAGAAGCGAGCAGTTGCAGTTGCAAGTGTGGCGATGCTCGCGGGAGTGTCTACCGCTGAGGCTGAGGATATGACGGTGGCTGAGGTTGCTGCTGTCACTTCCATTACCAAGGCACGTCGCAGGAATGCGCGGAGGCGCTAGATGACGGTTGGCGTTGGCGTTGACATCAAGGGAAATGCCAAAGACCTAAGCAATGCTCTTGGTGACGCCACCAAGAGCGTACATGCGTTTGGCAAGACACTTGACACCGGGATATCAACCGGGAAGTTTGACGCTGCCACTGACGCCATCAGGAAGGTTCACAAGGTCACCAGCAAGGCAATCAAGGCTGGTAAGGATGCTGCTGCTGCGGAGCAGCAGTTTGCCCTGTCGCTAGAGGCTGCTGGTGTATCTGCCGCTGTCTATGAAGATGAACTGAATGCAGCCATCCGGTCGTCACAAAAGTTGGCGTTCACGGATGACGAGACGCGCAATGCGATTGCTGCGCTGACCACAGCGACCCATGATGCGGGTACATCCATTGCGCTGTTGAGTACGGCACAGGATGTCGCGCGTCTGAGCGGCAGCAGCCTAGAGGCATCTGCGGATGCAGTGGCTAAGGCATTCATTGGGAATGACGCTGCGCTCGCTCGGATGATACCGGGATTGGAGCAAGGTGCTACTGGCTTCGATACCATCGCTGCTGCGTCAAAGGCTGCTGAGGGGCAGTCAGAGGCATTCAGCAAGTCTGCGTCTGCTGGTTCCGCCAAGACTAAGATTGCGATGGAGGAACTAGGCGAGGCAATCGGTGGGTTGCTGTTGCCGGTGGTTCAGGGTCTGTTTGAGGCATTGACGCCTTTGCTGGAAGCCTTTGCCGATTTGGTAAATGAGTTGCTTCCAATCCTAGTACCGCTGATTGAGAAGTTGGCGAGGGTCGCTGAGATTGCTGCGAAGGCGATTGGGAAGATTGCGTCCGCAGTTGCCAATCTGATTGGGAAAATCAAGGAGTTGCTTGGGCCATTGCGTGAGGCGGTGGATGGCCTGAAAAACCTAGACCTAAATCCGTTCAGTGGGAAGGCTGCGCCAGCACCGGCAGGGGTTGCTGGTGTAAGTGGCTTACAAACTACGACAACGCAATCAAGTGGCGGCAGGGGTGGTGGCGTCACAATCAACATCTATGGCGACCCATCCGTTATCGAGGCGAGGGTCACTAAGGCGTTGCGCGATTACGCAAGGCGTAATGGCGTTGGGAGTGTGTTCACACCGGGGCGCTCGTAATGGCGCTTCCTCCGCTTCCTGCGATTGGCAGGGTTCGTATCCAAATCTTTGGTCCCGTATCTGGTAGCGCCAAGTGGGACGAGGCGCTTTGGGACCGCTCGGTTTGGGCTGTCTACCAGTGGCAGGACATTACACCGCAGAGCATGGTAACGAAGGTTACATGGGGCGCGGATGACCCTGCGGGAGTGTTGACAGTTTCCG